ACCCAAACTCTTTCAGAGCCAGAAGGCATAGTTAAAGTTGTGTTAGTAGATAAATTACCTGATAGTTTTAAATAAAAGTTTTTACCATTAGAAGCTGCACCATCAGATAAAAGCAAAGTTACACTTCCACTAGCCATACTTAAATCTAAATAACCACTAGCGCTTTGTTCTAATATTTGTAAATTGGTATTTGTAATACTTCCCCAGAGACCTGCTTTTTCACCGGTTGCTACTAATTCTAATTTTAAATCTGTTGAAAATGTTGATGCCATAATTTTAACTTGGATCTATTGGTGTCCAAACCATATTTGCTCCAGGTACAATCTCATTCCATGTAATAACGCCTGCTTCGTTAGTATTTAATGTTAAACCACTTCCTGTAGGATTTACTAAAGCAGTTCCGGTTATTGTAACACTTCCGGTTGCTAACGTCAATGCGTTTCCAGTGACTGTATGATTAGCGTCAGCTGTTACCGTAAACGACCCTAAACCTAAAGATGTAGCGTTTCCAGTTACACTAAAGTTAGCATCACCAGTAATGGTTAAAGTCCCTAACCCTAATGTTACTTGATTTGGATCAGGATCTTGAACAACAGAATCAGCAATAATACCTACACTTCCTATTGTGATAGTTAATGCATTACCCGTAGTTGATACTAGTACATCTGAATCGGGTCCTGATGTAGCGAATGGTAATGCTGATATTGCGTCAAATCCTAAACTCATAAATAATCCTTAAAAGGAGACAGTGAGGTATGTGGTGGATTCACTGTCCCCATCTAAAGACTATATCACTTTTTAAACCAGGCTGGAAGTCCTAAATGACGTCTTCTGTCGTATATATTTTGATCTGCATTTTTAGATTTTTGATTATTATAATGAAGAAAAACTTGAGCGCAGTCATCTCCTTGAAACTCTTCTCTCCAATGTTCTAGTTCCATACCTCTATAAACCAGCATATCACCAGGTTTTAAATTAACTGTTATACCTTTGTTATCACTAGATACGGTTATTTTTTTACCATCAGGGATACCTACATTTTTCTTTGGTTCTAAATGTATTGGCCAAGGATCACCACCAAGGTTTAAGGTAGTAGATATTTCACAGCTAAATCTGTCTTTGTGTCTTTTTAAAACATCACCAGCTTTATATATTCTTGCATACGAATAAGTTGGATTTAATTTTAATCCTGTTTTCTTTTCCATAATAGGTAAGGTTCTCATTAACAAAGTTTCCATAGCTATATCTGCATAATGAGAATAAGTGTTAGGCACTTGCTGATCGCTCCACGTTCCCCATTCTTCTGTGAATTGAGATATATATCTTTCATCAAATAAAGTTCTAGCGACTTGTCGTTTCATTAAAAAATAATTGTACACAAATGTTGCTATATCTTTTGGTACAGCTTCTTTAATAACTATGTATTTATTTTTTTTAAAACTCATTTAATACTCTTTTCTTTTGATATTGCTGTTTCAACAACTTTTATATTCCAATGTATAAATCTAAAAGGTTCTAAACCCGGATCTACTGCATATTCATGTGGAACATAACCTGGAAAAATAACCATTGTTCCTGGTGTAGGTTTAAAATTTACTATACTGGTACCCATTGATAATTGATTCTCATTTTTTAATGGTAGCTTTGTCATTATAGCACCAGGTCTTGGATCGTGAAAAAGAGGAAAGGATGTCTTTTCGCTACACTTTAAAAAATAGAATCCTGATACATGCTGATTCCAATGTGCGTGAGTTGAATGATGTCCTCCACCTTTTTCACTAAACTCTTGAACCCAAAATTCTGTAAAATGTAAACTATGATTCTGTAAATTAAAACCTGACCAATCTAAAAATTCATAAGATCTTTGTCCTATAAATTGAACTAAATCTTTTATTTTAGGATCTTGAGAAAAACTTTCACTATGATATGATAAACCAAATGTTCCTATGTCTCTCTTCCATTTAGGTTCATTCTTTAATTTATCTCTTAAATTTTTTTCTGCTTTCTTTATATATTTATCTGTTACTTTAATTGCATTTTTCAAAAACATAGGAGCTTCTGCAGTCCACACAGGTGTTTGAAAATAAAATGCAGATTTAAAATCTACATGTCCTTCTGGTTTTTGCGGTGTGCTACTTCCACCTTGTTTTATATTATTCATATTATTTAAATGGATAACCTAGATTCCATATTACTAGACTATTCCTTTCTCCTTTAGTTACTGGTTTTACTCGATGCCATACAAATGAAGGGAATACAACCAAAGAGCCTTTTGGTAATATTTCTGTACACGTTCTTAAATTAGGTTTTTTATCAGGATCTTCATTTCTTAAATCAAACTCTAATTCTCCACCTTTGTATTCTTTTGGATCTGTTAACGTCAACGTCACAGATAATTTTCTAATTTTTCCTTTTATAGGTCCTTCTTGCGCATAAGGTTTATCCCAACTATCACAGTGCCAATCATAGTATTGACCTTTTTTATAAATTGTAAATTGACAGGATTCTGAATAATCCCAATCATAATTCCAACCTGCATTTTTATTTGCCATATGAACATAAGGTTGTACTTCTTTATATATCCACCTATCATTCATCCATATAACATTTGAATCTCTTTTCTTTTGTAAATCTTTTACTTCATCTTTG